ATGTTGGAATTAATTTCACAGATCGAAATGATTAAGTTGATTTTGCTGGTGGTTGTTATGGCTGCTGTTGAGGTGATCGGATGAAGCCAGTTTATGAAAACGAATTAGATTATTCTAATGAAGAAAAGCTGGCATCTTTTTTGGAGCAGCAATGGAATTGCACGATGAAGCGGCAAAGAAAGTTTGCCCAGTTTGATTTTGTTGCGTTGGACGGAAAAGAAATAAAAGCATTCATTGAAATGCGTAACAGAAACATCAAGCACGATAAATATGCAGACTGCTTTATTTCTGCCAGTAAATTAATTGCGGCTAAATCTTTGACTGATGTCTGCGATGTACCGTGCCTGTTTGTGGTCAGTTGGTCTGATCGGATTGGCTATGCCAATTTGACGCAAAAGTTTAAAATCGAATATAGCCAAGAGGGATGGTCGCGCAGAAATGATCCGTCTGATGTTGAGGCAATCGGATTGGTGCCAATAGATGCATTTACGTTTTTTGATGGGGTGATCGGATGAACCTTGAGAAATACATGCAGCCCACGACAGTGCAGAAGATTTACGAACACTATGAGGCCAGCCGCGATAACGGCCACAGACCGCATTTGGGTGGCTCACAGATAGGCAACCCGTGCGCTAGATCATTGTGGTATCAGTTTCGCCACGCAAGCTCACAGAGCTTTGAGGGGCGTATGCTGCGCCTGTTTGAGACGGGTGACCGCGAGGAGGGACGCATCGTGGCAAACCTTCGGGCGATTGGCGTTGAGGTGTGGGAGGTCGATCCAGAGACAGGCCGACAGATTAATTACACGGCCTGCGGGGGACATTTTGGTTTGTCTTTAGATGGCATTGGCATTGGGTTTCCTGAGAGTGAACAGCCGCACACGCTTGAGTTCAAGACAATGAACGATAAGAGCTTTGCCCAGACTAAAAATAAGGGCGTCAGGATTAGCAAGCCGATTTACTGGGCGCAGTGTCAGGTTGGGATGCACTTGGCTAAGATCGACCGTTGTTTTTTCTTTGCGGTTAATAAGAATAACGACGAGATTTACGCAGAGCGGATCAGGCGGGATCGGGCAGAGGGGGCCGCGCTAATCAGCAAGGCTGAGATGATTGTATTTGATGAGAAGCCACCGACTAGAATTGCGGATGATCCATCCAAATTTGCCTGTAGATTTTGTTCCTACATTCCGATTTGCCACGGCGGTGAATTGCCAGAAGTTAATGATCGAACGGACGCGCACAGCACCCCAGAGCGGGACGGCACTTGGAGCCGCAAGGAGGGCGCGGGGGGCCATCTCTTTAATCCGTTTATGACGCCTGACGATTGGGAGATCATAGACGCTGGCGATGATTTCGTGGAGTATCAGACCCCACAGGGCGTCATTCGCAATCAGGATAACAGTCAGGAATTGAAAGAAAGGTTTTCGTGATGTTTTGGATGGATTCAATGTTTGAAGCCACAACGTGCATAGATTGCGGTGAGAAATTTGCTGAGATGGTCGATGGTAAATGCTTTGATTGCGATGAGGTTGAGTATTCGCACCGCCTACGATTTGGGGGCGTTCAGAATATGATGCAGTCTGCAATGTCCAGCTTTGCACGGCCCACTGAGATCAAGCATGAAAGTGCAGAATATATTTCAATTTATCAAAAGTATTCGGGAACCAGAGATGACTGAAAATTGGTGGGAAGATTTGGGATTGATGCGGCGTCTGTTTCGCTATGATCCAGAGGCTGGATTGATTCACGCAAAGGATCGATCAGAGGAAGATTTTTACGACACTGGCGAGGGCAGTTCATTTGTCAGTGCTGCGGGTGCTGCGGCTAAATATAACAAAGAGCGCAGTGGCAAGATGGCTATGAACCGCAGGGTAAAGACTGAGAGATCGACGTGCTACTATTTATGTGGCGGCATTTCGTATCGCGGCCATAACAAGAAGATGCAGGCGCATCGCGTGGCTTTCTTTCTGCATCACGGCCACTATCCTATTTGGCCTAATTCTGTGGATCACATTAACAGAGATGGCTGCGATAACAGGATAGTAAACTTGCGAGAGGTCACAGCGCGTGAGCAGTCTGCGAACACTGGCATTGGCAAGGCCAATACGTCTGGCGTTAAGGGCGTCAGCTTTTTGAAAGACAAAGGAAAGTGGAGGGCGTCGATGAATATTAATGGCAAAAAAACTAATCTTGGTACATTTTTTACGATGAACGAGGCCGTGACTGCAAGGCTACAAGCGGAAAAAAGAGTTCTGTCCCATGACCTTTGAATTACGCGACTATCAGAAAGAAGCTGTCGATGGCTTGTACAACTACTGGGCAGGCAAGGCGGGTAATAATCCATTAATCGTGGCCCCCACTGGATCGGGAAAGACGGCTATCATAGCTCAAATAATTAAAGATGCGATGAGCTATCCTGACACTAAAGTTCTGGTTGTCACGCACGTCAAAGAGCTTCTGGAGCAGGGATCGAAGGGGCTGCTGGAATTGTACCCAGAGGCTGATTTCGGCATCTACAGTGCGGGGCTGAAGCAGAAGGTCTTAGACCGCCCCATCACCTTTGCAGGCATCCAGAGCGTCTGGGAACGCGCCTATGACATCATCCCTGCGCCAGACCTGATCTTGATCGATGAGGCGCATATGTTGCCCAAGAATACTGAGACGCGATATAATCGCTTTATTGCCGATCTGAAAGTGTGCAATCCTGCCATTAAAGTGGTGGGTCTGACAGCGACACCCTATCGATTAGATTCAGGCTATCTCCACAAAGGTGCAGGCCATCTGTTCGATGGCATAGCCTATGACATCCCTGTGTCGATGCTGATGGAGCAGGGCTACCTGTCGCCTGTCATTAGCAAAGGCGGTCTGAACCAGATCGATCTGACCAACGTAAAAAAACGGGGCGGCGAGTTTATTGAGAGCGACCTTGCCACGGCTGCGTCTGATCCCGAACTGGTGCGGAAGACGGTTGCTGAGATTGTGGAACTGAGCGCGGATCGCAAAAGCTGGCTGGTGTTTAGCAGCGGCGTAAATCACGCCCACATGCTGAAAGATGAATTTGAGGCCCACGACATTGATGTCGGTGTGGTGACGGGTAGTGACAGCAGCGCCGTTCGAGAGCAAACGATTGCCGACTTTAAGAGCGGCGAACTTAAATGCTTGATAAATGTGAACGTGCTGACCACTGGATTTGATCATCCTGCTGTGGACGTTGTTTGTTTGTGCAGAGCAACCGCAAGTTGTGGCCTCTATATCCAAATGGTTGGGAGGGGTACGAGGGTAGCCGAAGGCAAGACTGATGCTCTCGTTTTGGACTTCGGCCAAAATGTTGAGCGGCATGGATTTATTGATAGGGTAAAACCAAAAGATCAATCTGCGGGGGCAGGCGAGGGGGAGGCACCCGTTAAAATGTGCGAGGCTTGCCAAGCCATGTGCCACTCTGCCTGCCTACAATGCCATGTGTGCGGCCATCAATTCCCGCCACCCACTTTGAACCACAATTCAAACAGCTATGCTGGTGCCATGCTGTCGGGCCAAGTAAGGCCAGAATGGGTTGACGTGGATAGCGTTATTTACAAAAGGCACAAAAAAGAAGGCAAGCCCGATTCGGTCAAGGTCACATACTACGCTGGGCTGCTATCTGTGAGCGAATGGCTCTGCCCAGATCACGGGGGCTATGCGGCCAGCAAGTATCAGGAACGCCGAACACTTCTGGCGTCTGGGGCTGACACAACTAACGAGGCTCTGGATGAATGTCATTTTTGGAATTGGCCTAGCAGAATTAAGATCAAGCCAAGCACTTACGATCCGAAGTATCACGAAGTTGTTCAGTTCGATTACACAAAGGTGGAGAGAAAACATGAGGCGCAAGAAGGCCCGTTCGCAGACTTTAGTCTTGAAGACATCCCATTCTGAGCATTCGGAGCAGGTGGGATTTGTTAATTGGTTTCGGGAGAAGTATCCAAAAGTTTTAATCTTTGCGATCCCCAATGGTGAGAAGAGAGCGATTAGCGTGGCGACACGTCTGAAGGCTGAGGGGGTCACAAGGGGAATACCAGACTTGTACATCCCTGCCTGCAATTTGTGGGTGGAGATGAAGAGGGCAACGGGCGGCAGACTTTCCCCCGATCAGAAAAAAGTGATCGAATATTTGAAATCAGTGGGCCACACTGTGATTATTGGAAAAGGCGCAGGCGATGCGTCCAAGCAAGTGCTGAAGTTTCTGGATGGATGATATGATTGTCATAAAGATACAAAAAGATTTAACGTATGATCTGATTAAAAAAAATCACTATTTGCATAGATTACCAAATGTTGTTTATTCTTATGGTTTGTATAAGCAAAATATTTTACTTGGGATATGCACATTCGGCATTCCAGCCTCTTTGCATTTGTGTGAAGGTCTATGCGGAAAAGATTATAAAGATTATGTTATTGAGTTAAACAGATTGTTTTTAATTAAAAACGAAAAAAACTTGGCATCTTTTTTTGTTTCTCGTTGTTTAAAAATGCTACCAAAACCAAAAATTGTTGTGTCATATGCTGATAAAAACAATGGTCATTGTGGCTATATTTATCAGGCAACAAATTTTTTATACACTGGGCTATCTGCCAAACGGACAAACCCAAAAAATTCTCACGGCCTTCACAGCAGGACTGTTTGGAAGCCAAATCAAGAGACAATTGAACGGCCACGAAAGCATCGATATGTTTACATGGTAGGTGGGAAATCTGATCGAAAAAAGTTGTTGAAAAATTTAAAGTATAAAGTTCAAGATTACCCAAAGTCAGAAAATGTTAATTACAATGTGGGTAATATTCCACCGTCACAAATACTTCTTTTATGAAAGAGGAAATCACATGACCAAATGGAGGCTGGATAAATTGATACACCGCGATGAATATCAGAGGGTGATCGAACAGAACAAACGCTTGAAGGCTGACAATGCTGGCCTCAGAGAACAGATTAAATTTTACCGCAAAAAGCTGCTGAAGGAGAGGCTAAATGAAGAAACTAACGCCAGCGCATGACGCTGAACTGCGCCATTTGAGGGGCCAAGTGGATCGTCTGGAGCGAGAGGCGTATCGAAATAGTCCAGTGCCAAATTCACAGAACGATTTGTGGATGGCGAGACAAGAATTGAAAAACTTTGTCAGCGGATTGCGACAAAACGAATACCAAATCTGAGGGAGATAGCAGATGACAGAAGCAAAGAAATGGCTAGAATTTGAAAGATTGCAGGTAAACAGGAAAGGCCCAGACGGCACACCTTTGCGGCCACCGCTGCCGTGCGATATGGGAGCGCCAAAGCCCAGCCGCACGGATACTGGCGCGTTCACGCCGATATTAAAGGCGCTAGAAAGGCACGGTCCAATGACCAGTCGAGATTTGGCGCGGCTGCTAAAGAAAAACTCACACAATATTTGTGGAACAATTCGACACGCCGTGGCGGCTGGATTAGTTGATCAGACCCCTCACTCGATTTTGCGAGAGGAAGACAATAAAGCAAACGGCCAT